GCTCCTGTTAACTCAAACCTCAATCACGCTTCAGGTTTTATTAAGCTGAAAGAAAACATCCGTCCCGGTACAAAGTCATACGACGTTGTATCATGGACTGACGCCTTTCCAGCAGTATATCAATATATAGTTGTTAAACAATTATATGGCGAGACACTTGCTGATGCTTGGTTAAAACTTGTAGTGAATTGTGATTGGGAAGTTGAGGGAATGACCGACACCGTCCGTTATGGACGAGGTCAAGGTATGGGGACTAATGGTTCTTTTGATATCGCAACATTGACAGATCTAATATTATTGGAAATGATATACGAAAAACAGTATAAAATGATCCATAAATACAAACGCGACTTTATTTTCGAGAAGAAATTACTCTTTAATAAAGTTGGCGATGATCTTTGGTGTTACGATCCCCTGGATATAATTTTTAAATATTATACCCAGGTTATAGGACTTGACATAAATATAAATAAAACGAAAGACTGTCCGAGCCATAATTGTAACAATTATGTCGGAGAATATGTCTCTCGTAATTTAAATTATAATCAAGACGTCTCGCGCATCTCGGCTAATATATGTAGGGCAGTACAGAAGAACCCTTTTGAGGTCTTCTCACTTGCTCAACATTTACTAGAACGAAACGCGAGAACCATTATCCCCTTGGATTATATAAACCAGACGAAACACGATAAACCGGTTTTATTACGGTCATTGTATTTCTATGGAATATGTAATCCGTCTCCTGCATCTACATTAGTTCTTGAATCCTTAAAATATTACTTCCAAGGATTCTACGCTAATGATGACATTTGGATACTTCTGAACTCTGACGAATCAAAGATTCAGTTATATCGAAAAGCCATTTTGATAGATAGCATCTTCTCAACTTTGGGGTCTATCATAGACAAAATCGAACAGATCCGTGAAACGGATCCGGACGAGATTGAATATGAGGGTCCTGAGGAACTCATGGGCTGCAGTATTAAGCAAAGGTCTTTTGCGTGCGGAACGGGCTCTTTTGAAGAGCTTAACGTTCGTACATCAAAATACTTATTTTGGTTAACACTACAAGCCATCACTGAGAACTTACAGAGCGCTACAAATGATACCACGGCCTATGGAGATGTGATAAAGATGTTATTAGAAGTATTACGCCCAATGGGTAATTATCTATTACATCAATATCGTACTCCTGGTTATTGGTATCCCTCTTCCCCACGAAAACCTAGTATAGATGAATTAGGACGTCTAAATGAGTCCTTATCTAGACTGGATCTTCGTGTAAATTTTAAGGGTCTGGGAGTAGTCGACACCGAAAAGGAAATAAAAAATAGAGATATTACAAGAATATATCTATATTTCAAACATTTAAGATGTACCGTCCCAGTCTCTACTGCCCCTTACGGGGCAGAGGCAGATGTGGGGCCTTGCTTGGTGAACGATTTGCCAAACAAGAATCATCTATATAAGAAATATACTGAAATCTTTACTTCTCTTCAATGTCTTGAAGTATATCGTGAAGACCCCAATATTATTAATTATAAAGAAGAAGATCCTGATTACGATTGGGAATAAAATTATTTTTAGTATTGTTTAAATATTTTTCTTAGAAAAACATAAATCACAACACATCAAAATATATATCCATATCGCATCTCGAATTCCACATTCTGTAAAATTTATAAAGGTTTTTAATAATCCACAAAGTGTTTAAAGATGGGTAACATATGTTTTATGAGTGTGTTCACTCATAGTATCCTGTGCCATCACACCTTGGCGTGAATCATTAAGGCCTAAGAAGTTTATCTCTGATTTACATCATTTTGACAACTCCTTATTTCTTAGTTTTATTTTCTTTTAATAACCAAGTATAAATACTTAAAAGTTCTTTATATTTACCTTTAGTTATATTTTAAATTTTATTAGTTTTTCCGGTCTTTCAAGCCGTATATCCTTTAAATTTCAATACAAATCTTCTGACTTATATTAAAGCTTTAAAGTTTCCCTGATTCATG